TCCAGAATCTCGACATCTGGGCGAGTGACAGTGACCGAATCCCAGTTGTCGTTATCTGCCCTGTAGCGCACTTTGTACTGGGGAACGCCTTTTTTAGCCTCCCAGCTAAGGATAATTTTGACCTTTGCCTTGTTATCGACCGCGTAGAACTTTTCGGTAGCGCTTGGGTTACTTGGCGGCTCAGGGATTGGGTTTAGGTTGGTGATGCTGCGCGATGAGAGCTCAAAACCGCGTTCGACGTAATCGTATTTACTGGAGTTGTATTTTAGGGCGCTAATTTCATACAAATGCCCTTCTTTTTCACTGACAGTCAGCACGCGATATTGCTGAGTTTGGATGCTGTCCGTTTGCAAAATCCAAATGCTATTTGCGTTGGGGGCAGTGGAATAAGCGGTGTCTACCGTAATCTCTGTGCCAGAACGGCTGTCAATCGTCTGAGTTTCAACCGTGCCATCAGGCAGCAACACTGAAAGCTCACCTGCGCTCGGCAGATCAGTATCATCATCAACAGTAATTACTGTTGTCGTTGCGCTTGCAATCCTGCCGCCATAACGAACGCCAGCACGGACGGGATCTTGAATATCAATAACAGCGCCAGGGCGGACTAAAACACCAGCGTCAATTGAAGCAGTAAAGGTGACAACATCAGTTTCGTTTTGTTCTGAATAAAGAATCCATTGCCCCAGCCTGTTTGCTTGTCCGCGTGATGTACAGGCAAAAGCTTTTACCTCAGTTGCAACCCAGCCATATTTTGCAATCGCATCCCGGTCTTCTACAACTTCGTAATTCTGTTCACGGGTGTTCAGATCTAAATAACTAACGACTGCGACAGTGTGGCGTGTTTTTAAGTCTGAACCTGCATAGCTAAATCCTGGCTCCAAAACGTTGGAGCGGTTGAATAGGTAGCTTGAATCGGTTGGCTTGTCCTGTGTAATTGTGAGCGATCCTGTGGACCAGAACGGCTGACAACGCATTACCGAACAAAGGTCATTGACGAGCTTATAAGCTTCGTATTGATTTTGAATCAGCGCATTGCAGCTAAAACGTGCTTCTTTTGTGTTATCACCTAGACCAGCATCAACCAGCTCATTTGCATAAACAGATGCTGAATAAAAGGCAAATTTGTCTAGTTGAGCTTCTGCAATGTGATCACCAAACCCATAACGTTTGCTGGTGAGCAAATCGTACAAGATCCAAGCTGGACAGGTTGTCCATTGGGCAGCGCCAAATGTGCCAGTCCAAGTGCCGCTGTAGGTCAGTCGTCCAGTAGCTGCATCAACGGTTGCGGTATTGGGGATTTTGACCTTAATGCCACGGATCCGGTAAGAACGAGCAGGGATGCTGTTGAACTGCTCGGCGCTAAAACGGATAGCGGCTAGGGCGCTGTTTGGATAGCGCAGCTTTTCATAAATCAGCTCCGTGTAAGCAGCGAAAAACGTCGGGCTAACGTCCTGCCCAGTGCTGTCTGCTGATGTACGAACAACCCGAATATCAACCGGAAACGCGCCGTCAAGCGTGATCAAATAATCGCGCTCATATTTATCAACGGTGCGACCACTGATCGTGTCGGTTTTTGCGCTTGTAAAACCGCCGCCGTTGTACTGAACTTGGATGTCAATGCTGACGCTTGTGCCCAGCACGTCGCCTTCATTGGTTGCACGTTCCAAGCGTGGAATTGCAATGCTGACGCGAACGGCATCAACGTTGGTGTCTGTAATTTGGCGAGTAACAGGCGTGTCCTGCGTGACTTCTACGTTGACGCTTTGAACGTCTTCAGTAGCGCCAAAACCATCAATGTAGGTTTGCGCGTTAGTTCCATATCTGGTTTTTACTGTGACGCCCTTGAAGTTGTAATCTGAATCGCTTAGATCAGTGACATCAGCGCCAGAACGCAGAACCGGCGTATCAGTCAGGTAGACATCCTTGAGCAGCGCAAGGTTGTAATTATTCGTGCCTCTGGTGTATGCACGTGCAGAAGGAAAGCCCTCAATCTCGCCTTCGCTTAACAGGTCAAGAATGTTGGCGTGAGCTGTAGACGCCAAATTGTCGCTTTCGCGGGTTGGCGTCCTAGTAGCTGGGGGCGCTGACTGCTGGACAACAACGGTTTGTTGAACAATCGTCTGACCGCCACCACCGCCACCGCCGCCACCACCGGCACCGATGATCTGCTTGGTTTCCTTTTCAGCCATGATCAGATCGTGTCAACGTCGATGCCAGCCGAAATCACGACTGAACCAACAATAGTTTCGCCGTAGACAACCGGAACTGGAATGCCTTGGCGGCTGGTGTTTTGGATACCACTAAAGCTGTAGGACTCTTGCGGATCCATTTCAGTTCCTTCCGTTGTAGTGGTGCGACTGCCACCTAATGATTGCGATGCCGGACCAATCTGAGCCAGTTGAGGCGTAGGTGATAGCAGCTGTGAAACGCCGCCCAAAACAAGAGCAACACCAATGGAGCCAATAACAGCTGATGCACCAGCGCCAAGAGTGAAGCCACCTAATGCAGCGCCAGTCGTACTACCAAAAGCTCCTGCACCAAGACCTAAAAATCCACCGCCAATAGGTGCCGCCAAAATGGCAAAAGTGACCAATGCAATGCCAGCCAAAATCTTGCCTGTGCCACCACCTGCGCCCCCCAAAACAGGGACAATTTTGATTGTTTTACCTGCGGGATAATGTATTTCATCTAGCGACGATTCATAATTATCAACAATCACTTTGTAGTGCTGGTCAGCCATATGGCGTTCCAATCCAGGGAAATTCGCCAGCAGCATCCTGACCGCTTCGCCTGCGCTGCTGATCTCAGCTAAAAATTTCCGCTGACCAACAAACTTGGCAAGTGGACCGTAGAGCCTAATTTCCTTTTCCATAACGCAAGACCCTACCAGTGCATTTTAAGAGCCATTCTCCCAGTAAGTCACGGCTTGACAGGCGTCCCCGTAAATGATGCAACACCAGCTGATCACCGATATAGACGCCAACGTGGTTCAGCTTGCCGGAATCAATTGCCATCAGCATCGCATCGCCAGCCTGCATTTCCGCAATATCAACCTCGTAAAAGCCAGCCTCACGCCAGCAATCGTCAAACATTGGTTTTTGGTTGAACTCCTCAGGCGTCGTTGGACGATCCCAGTCGGGCAACTCAATCCCCTGCTCGCCGTACCAATCGCGGACTAATGTCCAGCAGTCGCTAACGCCCCAAACCCATGACCTCCCAATCAGGGGTGCTTTGTAGCCTTCAGGCGACAACTGACCCCATTGCTCTGTTTTGGGGTTGACGATGTACCAAGGCAGACCTGATTTCTCACAAGCAACGCGATCAGCTTCGCTTGGAATTGGTGGCGTGACTGGGTGGCTGTGCACAACGGCAACAACTTCACCTTTGTCTTCTGCTGTTGCGTAATCTTCAGGGTCAAGAATAAAAAATTCGTTTCCTTCCGCCAAATTTCGGCAGGGTATATACCGTTTACGACCTTTGATGACCACCAGCAAGCCGCAAGCTTCACGCGGATCTTCCGCCTTTGCGTGCTCCAGTGCCGCCGCTTTAGCTGTGGAATTCATCCGTTAAATGCGCCGATGCCAGGGAATCCACCGAAGGGTAGCTCCGCTGTGTCGCCAAATCGAATACGACAGCTGCTAAGGCGTTTGCCGCATTTGTCGTCTGCAGTAATGATCGTGGATTTATCGTTCTCGTCATAATAATTAGTGCCGCTGTAGCCGCACTCCGAACCCTTGTAAATCCAGGGGCAGAGATTGGCGTTGCATTGACGTTTCGGAGCACGAACCCCTGCGAGGTCGAACGCTGCCGCCATCTCAAAGGTGACTGCGTCTCGGTTTTCTGAAACTTTGCGAGCTACGTAATAAATCTCATCGGGTAGTTTTGCGCTTGTGTCCGGTGTGCCGAATGGGTTAGTGCCGCTGCTGAAATTAGCGTTGTCGATGTACCGAACAAGAGTCCGAATGCGAGTCAGCTTTGCGCCCGTAAGATCGTTGCCTGCTGTGGTGTTATTGACGCTGATAAGGATGCTGGTAATGCTGCTCAGCAAGTTTGCGACAACGATGGTTGGGCGGGGAAGGCTTCCACTTTCGGCGTTGTATTCAAAACCTTCTACCTGAATTGGAAACTTGCTGTAGGCGTTGCCGTCCCAAATAATGTCGCCAGGGTTGCCCCCAGTGGTTATGTCATTGCTCCCAGCGTGGAAGCGGTATGTCGTGTCAGAGCCGTGCAGAGTAGCTGACAACTCCAGCTCGAACAGCTCAACAATGCTGCTCGGATTAATCTTCTGAAGCTCAGAAACTGGAATTGCCATTACGGTTCAAATACTTGCTCAAACGTTGCCGTTATGCGGTTGATGTTTGCGTATTGA